GCAGAGCGGTAGGCGACGTGCCAGCCGCCGGAAGGGCTGGTTTCCACGGTGAGACGATCCAGCAGTCCGGGAGCCTCGGCGCTGACCAGCTCCGACCACGCGGCGAAGGCCTCGCCAGTGCAATCGAAGTCGATCATCTCAAGGTTGCCGGAGACGGCCCCACAGATCAGGCAGCAGCCGTCGTGGGCATTGGCGAACCAGGCCCGGACCTCGACCTCGTTGGGGAGACGGGATTGGTAGGTCTTCCACGCGCCGATGGCCGGTCGCTTATCCGGCAGCCTGGCGGGGAGGACGGCGAGGCCGGCCCCATGGTATCGATGGGCGTCGGGAGCCAGGTCCATCAGAACGGCGGCTCGTCATCCAGGTCGACCCACGCCCCGATCGGCGCGGGCTCCTCCTCATCCATTCCGGGTTGGCGCATAGCCGGCCGGTCTCCCAGCCGGTAGTCGACGATGCAGTCGAACTCCTCGCCAGCGTTCTGACGGACCGTGATCTGCACGGGCTCGGCAAGACAGCCGGCCTCTGCCATCGCCACCGCTTCGGCAGCGCTGATCGGGCAGGGCTCGTCAGATCGCAGCCGCCACCAGGCTTCAGCCTTGGTCCGGGCGTAACCTTGGTGCTCGATGCAGATCCATTCTTTCTGCCACTGATTCCAGCCGATCTCGTATTCGACGCGCAGGGTCTTGGGGGCGGACTCGTCGGCGCCTCGCTTGGTGTGGACGGCGTAGAAGACGGAGCGCACCTGATAGTCGGTATCGGTGATCTGTCCGGAGAGCACCCCGGCGGTGCCGGCTTCGGCCTCGTGCTGCTCGCGGTCCGGCGGCGGAAACTCATGACCGCACTCCGGGCACGTAGCAAAGCCGGCGGCGATGATCGCCTGACACTCCGGGCATTCCTTGGCAGGTGCCTCCCCTTCGCCTGTGCCGGGCTCCTTGATGGCCAGCGCATCGATCGGCCCATGGCGCACCACGTTGCCGCCGAAGTCGAGTACCAGGCAGTCGGTCTTGCCCTCGGCCAGGCGGAAGCCGCGTCCGACCATCTGGTAGTAGAGCCCCGGCGAGAGCGTGGGCCGCAACAAGGCCACGCAGTCGACCTGGGGTGCGTCGAAGCCGGTCGTGAGCACGCCGACATTGACCAGGTACTTCAGTTCGCCGGACTTGAAGCGGGCGATGATCTGATCGCGATCCGCGTTCGGGGTATGGCCGAAGATGCAGGCGACCTCGCATCCGGTCGCCTCCTCCAGCGCCTCGACGACATGTTCGGCGTGTTGGACGCCGGCGGCGAATACCAGGCAGGCGGCACGGTCGCGGGTGTGTTCTGCGACCTCGCCGCAGGCACCGCGGACCAATTCGTCGGTATCGCAAAGCCGTTCGACCTCCTCGGCCACGAACTCACCAGCGCGGACGTGTAGCGCGGAGGTGTCCGCCTTCGCCCTGCCCGCCTTGCTGATGAGCGGCGAGAGGAAGCCGTCGTGGATCAGTTCCTTGACGCCGACCTCGAAGCAGACGTGGTTGAGGCTGTTCTCGGGAGCACAGATCGACCCGTCCTTGAGCCGGAATGGCGTGGCGGTGAGGCCGACCACCCGCAGCCGCGGATTCACCTGCCGCGCGTCGCGCAGGAAGGTCTGGTACATGCCCTCGCCATCGGGCGGAATGAGATGGGCTTCATCGATCATCACGACGTCGAAGGAGCCCAAGTCGGCAGCCTTCTGATAGACCGACTGGATGCCGGCGATGATGACCGGGTGGTCGAGGTCGCGCCGCTTCAGCCCGGCCGAATTGACCCCGACCAGGAGCGGGTTGAGGAAGCGCATCGCCTGGTTGGCGTTCTGGTCGACCAGTTCCTTCACGTGGGTCAGGACGAGAATGCGACCGTTCCAGCGATCGACGACATCGGCGCAGATCCGTCCGACCAGCACGCCCTTCCCACCGCCGGTAGGGATCACCACGCAGGGGTTGTCGTCCCGGTCTCCGAGATGCTGGTATAGCGCGGCGAGGGCCGCCTCCTGATAGGGACGCAGGCAGACCATCAGTTGTGGGACTCCACGCTCTTGCGATAGCGCGGTGCCGGCCGTGGCGACCTGCCATCCAGCACGTCCTGGGCCTGTTCGTTGCTCACCTTGTCGAAGGGCGCGACGAGCGAGTAGCAGCGGGCGACGGCCCGCAGCACGGCTGGGAAGCCGTGGGCCAGCAGCAGGTTGGACCAGGCTTGTCGGGTCTGCGAGTCGGGTTCGCCGAGGTCGGCGAGATGGTCGAGGCACGACCAGTGCAGATCATTGTCAGGGCGCGGCGATGACGCGGCGGCCATGCAGATCATGGCGATCTCCTTGGGCTGCGGTGCTGGAAGACCCGCCCCGGCACGGGCACGGCCGGGACGGGTTGACGTTGGAGGTGTTCAGTGCGTGGCGCGCAGCTGGCGCATGCGCTCTTCGTGATCGCGTTGCCGCTCATCGCGTTCGCGCTGGAGGCGCTCCCGCTCTTCGCGCCGTTCCTCCTGGTTGCGGAACTCTGCGCGGACGGCGTCGCGGATGAGCATCTCCAGCAGGCCGTGGACGCTGAAGCAGAGGAGGAAGACACAGGCGGTCAGGGAGATGCCCATGGCGAGGCTGGCGAGGAATTCGAGCATGGATGGTTGTCCTTGTCGGTGGTGAGCCGGTCAGCGGAGCGGATGCGACTCGATGATGGAGACCCGGACCCGTCCATCGGGCACGGGTTTGCAGCGGTGGATGGCGAGGGCGTCGAGCAGGCTGTCGTCGGCGTAGACCCCGGCGTGCTGGAGGGCGTCGAGCAGGGCCTTCTGCGCGTTGTCCAGGTCGCGCCGGCGCTTGTCCGGCGGGTGGGCGTGGATGGTCACACCGAGCCGGCCGCGGAGCGGTTCCCGGAAATGCGGTCGCAGCTGCCTGACCACCGTCCGCCGATAGTTCCGGCCGGGTCGGCTGATCAGGGTGCGGTTGCCGACCCGCCGGTAGTAATGGTTGGTGGACGGTGGCCAGGGCAGTGACAGATGGATCACCGGCGCATCCACGCCGGCTTGGCCGGTCCGCCGGGATCGCCGGCCTGCTGCGGAGCTCCGGTCGCCACATCCTTCTTGGCCCAGCTGGAGACCTCGTTGGTCGGCTCGCCGTTGTCCTCGCGGTTCTTCACGCGGACGGTGATGACCAGCGGTAGGTTGTGCAACTCGGCCGAGTCGCGCGGAGTCATCACGCCAACGGCGCGGCAGATGGCAGAGAGCTCGCCGCGGGCGATCTGGACGGTCTGCTCGCTGGGGTGATGCAGGGTGTGGCGCGACCACACGCGGCGACCCTTGTGCTGGCCATCGAGCACCTGGTATTCGCATTCCAGGTACTGGCCGGCGCCGTTGCGGGTCGGCTTCATCTCGGTGGAGGTGATGGCCACCAGGTACTTGCCGGCGGGGATGGGATCGCGACCCGCTGCGGGGTCGACCTGGGTGGCATCGAAGTTGAGGGTTGCCATGGTGCTTGTTTCCTTGCTGGGTCAGGCCTGGGTGGTTTGGCTGGGTTGAGTGACGGGTCGGTCGATCGCTTCGGTGAAGGTGGACCAGGCGAGCGGCAACTCGTCGGGCAGACCGAGACGATTCTTGGCCAGGTGGCTGGGGCGTTCGGTGGTGCGCAGCACGCGTTCGCCGTCGCCGATGCCCTGGACGCGCTTCTTGTTGAAGCGGTCGTAGGCGTCGGTCTCAGGATTCTCGAAGCGTTCGATCTTCGTGTGGGCGATCAGGATGACGGTCATGCCCTTGGCCTCGCGCAGCGCGGAGAGACCCTCGAGCACGTCGCGCCAATGCGAGATCGCGAAGGCGTAGCCCTTGCCGTAACCGATGTCCTCGATGTTGGCGACCTGCCGGTTCTCGCAGACCCTGGCCCAGATGAGCCGCTCCAGCCAGTCGAGGGAATCGACGACCACGGTGCGGTAGTCGTGCTCCTCGGTGTAGAGCTCGGCGGTCGCCGCATCCTCAAAAACGAGCGAGGCAGCGACCGGGAACTTGTGGCAGTCGATCTCGCCGAGGCCGTCCTCGGTCTGGAGGACGATGGGTGCCGGCGCATTGGTGGCGAAGGTGCTCTTGCCGATCCCGGCGGTGCCGTAGACGAGCATCCGACGTGGGCCCGGTTTGGCACCGGTGATGATGGATGAGAGTTTGCTCACGGCTGGTGCTCCTATTCAGAGGTAGTCGAAGGTTCTGGTTTGCTCGTAGCCGGTGGGCCAGCGGTCCTGCTTCCGGCAGATCTTCAGTCGCTCGATGGCGGCGCGGTTCTCGCGCGAAGCGGCATCGAGCGCTTGCTCGCTGAAGCGCCACACGCCAACGCGGTAGCTCGGCTTCTTCTCCACCGCGATCACATGAACCTGGACCCTGGCACCGCTGACCGTGGCGAGCAGATCGCGGTAGAAGGCCAGCTGGTGGGCGTAGCCGAAGGTGCGCGCCTGGTGCTCGAACCAGTCGAGGTCGTCGATGGTCTTCAGGTCGATCAGGCCGAGTTCCGGATGCACCCAATCGAGCCGGCCCTGGCAGGGCAGACCGCAGAAGCGCGTCCGCACCACACCCTCGGCCGTGCCGGCGTCGAGCAGCTTGCGGGCTTCCTCGTGGGCATCGACCGCACCGGCGAGCTGCTCGCAGAGGTTGGCGGTGTCGTGGCTGATGGCCGGCTTACCGATCGCAGACGCCCACTCCGCGTAGGCCTTGGTGTCCTGGCCGTAGGGCTTGCCGGTCTTCGGATTGACGGGACCGCCGATGGCGAAACGGCCGGAGAACTCGTCAGCGCCTTCCAGCACCCGGCAGTGGACGGCGCGCCCGACGATGAACGCAGCACGCTCCGGATCGTGGATCAGCCCGAGTTCCTTGTCGCGGAACATCCGCGGGTTCCTGCGGAAATCTCCCAGCGCATGGCTGGAGAGATGGTCGGCGCGCCGGGCGGCGTACACCGGTTCGGGCTCGACGATGAGATGTTCGATGAGGTCGGTGCTCATGCCGTGCCCTCCTCGGTCGGGAACCAGGTCAGGCTGCGACGGCCCTTCACGGCGCAGGTGCGCTCGTGGCCGTTGCAGACCAGATTGCGGTCCCTCAGTTCCGGCAGGCGCCGGGATGGTTCGTGACGTTCGAGGCCGGTTTCACGGGCGATCTCCGCCGCGGTCATGCCTGGGTTTCGCTGGACGGCATCGAGGCAGAGAGCGCGGTGGGATTCCGCAGCACCGCAGGCCTCGATGTCGTGGGCGGCGGCATGGGATGTCGCGGGATCGGAGTTTCGGGAAAGCGCCATGTTGAATGTCCTTCAAAATGGCGACCACGGGTTGGCTGACGCTTCTGGGTAGTTCGGGGCGATGCCGTCTCACCGTGGTCGCTAAGGGGTTCTTTACGTCACGCGCCAGATTTCTTGCTGGTCGCGCTACCGCGGTGAGGCGGATCAGCAGGTGATATAGGTCTGGAGTTCGGCCTCTTCGAAGGCCGATCGGATGGCTCGCATTTCGCCATCGAAGACCCATCGACCGAGACCGAGCGTCCGCTTGATGGCCTCTCGACTGTGGTCGACGAGCATCACGCAGATCTGGCGCTGGCGGTCACTCAGGCGGTCGAGAACCGGAGCGAGATCCAAGCGCAGATCGAGAGCATTCTGGTCGTCCTCGGATCGGCCGACGGGAAGGCTGTCGAGATCGTTGGTGGGTCGGTCCTCTTCATCCGTCAGGCAGGCCTGGCGTCGTGCGTCTCGGCAAGGGCGGTATTTCGCGCGGATCAGATCGTTGATCCGATGGTCGACAGCACGGACGATGAACGTGGTCCGCCGCACCTTCGTGGGCGTGAAGGTCTGCAGGCGTTCGAAGAGATTGAGGTGGAGATCCTGGGTCAGGTCGTCGCGGTCGTCTTCCGTGTAACCGTGACGTCCGATCAAGGCGTTGACCTTGAGGCGGATGGTGGTCTCGGCGTACTCATCCAAGACCGGAGTGGGAATAGTGCCTGTCGGCATGACGCAGCCCTTTCGCTGGCAGCGCGACCCAGGAGTAGGGCCGCTTTGCCGGCGCGGGCGGTTGCCGATGGATCCTGAAACGAATCAGGCCGCCGGGTTAACCGGCGGCCTGACATGTGCTTAGGACTGGTTGCCGCT